ACATGGTATTGATTTGTATAAGGTTCCGCAACCAACACCTGTTGATATTACATATGAGGTTAGAATCTTCACAAATAGAATGAAAGATTTGAATAATTTTAACGGTCTTATTCAAAGGGCTTTTCAATCTAGACAATGTTATATAAACGTAAAAGGACACCCTATGCCATTACATTTGGAAGGTATTGGTGATGAGAGCAACATTGAGAATTTTGAAAATAGACGTTTTTATATTCAAATGTTTGAAATGAAATTGCTTGGATATTTATTGGATGAGAATGATTATGAAGTTATACCTACTATAAACAGAACTGTAATGACGTTAGAACTAGAAGAAACAAAAATATTTAATGATGTTATTTTTGAACCTAAGTTAGTTAATAACGATGTTACTTTTAACTTTGTTTATAAAGCTAGAGCAAACAACCAATTTACATTTACAGCTCAGTATAATGTTACATTTAGTCAATTAGTTAATATAGAAAATTTAAATAGAATAGTTATAACAGTAAACAATGTAACTATATTTGATGGAACAGTATTGGTAACACCATTTGTTTTTAATGCAAATGATGTTATTAGCATAAGAGTATATAAAGACTTCCTTAAAATAGGTAACTTTACATTAATAGGAAATACATTCTAATGAGTACCCCAGAAAAAGGATATAATATAAATCAAACCTTCATAATTGAAACAAATGAAGATGGTGGTGTATTGAGTGCTTGTACCGCTTTATTTACTACAAACATATACTCATGTTCTGGTAATACTCAAATTTTAATGGGTAATACTTCTATAAATATGGTTGGTGATGTGTTTGTTAATGGTGATTTAAGCGCCACAACAATATCAGCTACTACATATTATGGAGATGGTAGCAACTTAACTGGGATAACAACTAAAGATACATTTGTAACAGGTGGAACTTATAATAACGGTACCGCTGTATTTAAAAACAATACTGGTGGAACGTTCAGTGTAAGTGGATTTAGTACTGGTTATACACTTACTTCATCAGCAATAACTAGTACTTTAGGTTATGTACCTTTATCTTCATACACTGATACATTTGTAACAGGTGGAACTTATTCTAACGAAATAATTATATTTACAAACAATACGGGTGGAACGTTCAGTGTAAGTGGATTTAGTACTAGCAATACAACAGAATTTACTGGTGGGAGTGTATCTGGTAAAACTGTTTTTACAAATGGTTTAACTGCTAATACAATATCGGCAACAACTTATCAGAATTTACCTTTAGATATACATGTAACAGGTTTTAGTTTTAATAATGGCAATTACAATATAACTATCAATCAAAACGATGGTACTAGCTATACACAAAACTTATCAATATTAGCTACCGATGTCAATATAACTGGGGGAACTTATAATCCTGTTACTGGTGTTGCTACGTTTATAAATAATACAGGAGGTACATTTAATGTTTCTGGTTTTTTAACTGGTTATACTGACACAACTATAAGTGCGTTTACGTATAACAATGCTAACACATTTAAAATTGATTCGAATAATGGCGATTCTTTTTCAGCAACCATAGACTATGTAACTGGACTTACAGCAAATACATTGTCGGCAACAACATATTTAGGTTTGCCTCTTGATATTAGAGTAACTGGTGCAACTTATAGTAATAATACATTTACATTTAGTAATAATACTGGAGGTACATTTAACGTATTGTTTAACACGGTAAGTGGTTTAACAGCTACAACAATATCCGCAACCACTTATCAAAATTTACCAACAGATGTTAGGGTAACAGGTGGAACTTATTCTAATGGTACCGCAATATTTACAAACAACACAGGTGGTACATTCAGCGTTAGTGGGTTTAGTACTGGTTCTGGTTCTGGTTCTGATATATTTGTTACAGGAGCAACTTATAATAATGCAAATCAATTTACATTTACTAATAATACTGGAGGTACATTCAATGTTTCGTTTAACACGGTAAGTGGTTTAACTGCTAATACAATATCGGCAACAACTTATCAAAATCTACCAACAGATGTTTTTGTAACTGGAGGTACTTATAGTAGCGGTACCGCAATATTTACAAACAATACAGGAGGTACATTCAGCGTTAGTGGATTTTCGTCATCATCTTCTAATTCTTCATTTACTGGTGGAACTGTATCTGGTTCTACTAACTTCACAAATGGTTTAAGTGCAACAACAATATCAGCAACAACATATCAGAATTTACCAATTGATATTAGGGTGACTGGTGGTACTTATTCAAACGGTACTGCTACATTTAGAAATAATACAGGTGGCACATTTAGTGTTAGTGGTTTTAGTACTGGTTCTAGCTCATCTATTGTTGTTGGAAGCACAGTAATAAGTAGTGGTACCACAGGTAGAATACCTTTTAATAATTCAAGTGTTTACGGAGAATCGGCAAATCTATTTTGGGATAATACAAATGGTAGATTAGGTCTTGGAGGTATTGCACCTAATTATAATTTTAGTATTATGAGAAATGCACCAAATACATTTGTTGGTATGCAAATTTCAAATAATTCCAGCGGAACTGCCAATTCTGATGGTTTACTAATTGGTATTGGGTCTGATAATAATGCAAGGGTTGAAACTCAAGATGCCAATAGTATAATCATAAGTTCTAATTCTACTGGAAAATTACAAGTAGGAACTACTGGTACTCAGTTTTTTGGAACTTTAACAAATACATCTCCTAATACAGGTGCAATTTTTCAAATTAACGGAAATTCAAGTACGTCTGGATTAGGTTTTTTCCAACTTAGAAATAATGGAGGAACACCTGTATTGTGTGCTAATGAAAATGGTAAAGTCTCAATTAATCTAGGTTCAGTTGGAACTGCACAATTTCATATTGGTGCTGGGTCTATGGCAGCTAATACAGCGCCTATTAAAATAAATTCTGGACCTTTGATGGCAACACCAGAATCTGGCACCATTGAGTATAACAACACTTTCCACGTTACTAACTCTGATTCGACAAGAAGACATATTGTAACAGCACCTAATACGACTAAGGTAACAGCTGGTGCACCTTATACCAATGATGGTTATATTATCGTCAATATAGGCGGAACAGACTTTAAGTTAATGACAACAGCATAATATTTTTTATAAAAAACAAACAAATGATAATAACACCAACAAATGTAACAGTAATTGAAGCCGTCACAACAAATAAATTTCAATTAGATTTTATTAATGACAGTCCAAAAGACAAAACAATTATTGCACAAGTATACCCTTTGGATTCAGTTAATGAATCTGTAATCCAAGGTCAAGTTAGATTTTTAACACTTTGGGAAGGACAAGAATATGACAATATTGGCAATTGGACGCAGCAACAAGCTAATGATAGAATTATTGAATTGTTGACTGATTAATCTTCACCATATAAATCTTTTTTAGGTAAACATTTTTCTTTGATTAGCTTCTCAACAAATGAAAACATTTTTAAACCATTAGCTTCACAATACTTTTTTAAAAGTTCGTGTGTTTTTGTGGTTATTTTAATATTTTTGTCTCTATTCATAATTATATTTTAATAAGTATGATAAAAGTATGAAAAAAATCATACTAAAAGAAATATATCTTTTAATGTGGGATTCTTTTTGAATAAAACATAATATTTATTAAAAACAAAAATATAAAGTTAATATTAAAAAGAAAAAAATATGGCAACACAAGTATTCGTTAGTCCAGGTGTTTATACCTCAGAAAGAGACCTAACCTTCATTACACGTCAAGTAGGTGTAACAACTTTAGGTTTGGTTGGTGAGACAACAATCGGACCAGCTTTCCAACCAATTTTCATAAGTAATTATGGTGAATTTCAATCTTTCTTTGGAGGTTTAAACGCTACCAAAGTGAAAGACAATGGCTTTCCACAATATGAATTACCTTATATTGCTAAATCATACCTATCACAATCAAACCAACTATTTGTTACTAGAGTATTAGGTTTTTCTGGTTATGATGCTGGTTTGGCTTGGGGTATCACTCTGGATGGCGCTTTGGACCCAGCTACTTCAGGTATAACTAATAGCGGTACATCTTATTCACCTTTTATTAGATTCTCAGCAACTTCAGCTGGTACTGTTACTAGTTTGGTATCTTCTGACCCATTTGTACAGACATTAATAAACCAAGGACTTTTAACTCCTAATTTGGCTTTTTTAGGTACTGCTGGTACAGGTACTACTGCTAATATCGGACCTGTTTATAATAAAGTAGGTTCTACGTTTAGTGGTGCATCATTCAATATTTATGTTAATGCTACTAGTTATACTGGTGCTGGTATGACAACTTCAGTTACTGGTACAACTACTGGTGTAACTGTTTACTATTCTGGTAGTGCTTATTCAGATGTAGAGAATCAATTGGTGGCTTTGTTGCGTTCTAGGGCTTCTATAAATGTATCAAATCAACTTCCATCATTTGAAGTAACTGGAGCTACTGGTGTTATATTTAACCCAGCTTATTCTTCTTCAACTACAAACCCACTTGGTGTATTTTCTTTAAGTGGTAACTCTACCACACAAGGTTTGTTTAATTACCAAGTATCTTTAGATAGAACACAAACAAATTATTTACCAAGAGTTTTAGGTAGAACAGCTCAAGATGGTAATACTGCTCTTTATGTTGAGGAATTTTTCCCAAATATGTTCAGAACACTTAACGCTGATGGTAAAATTAGAGGTATAAAACAAACAGTAACAAATTATAGCAATACTTTTTCTGATTATTTACGTGAGTATAGTCCAGCTGTAACTCCTTATGTTGTATCAGAATTGCGTGGTAATAAAGTATTAAGATTATTTAGATTATGGACTATTTCTGACGGTAACGCTGCAAATGAGCAATTTAAGATATCTATAACAAACATCAAACCAGATACAAAAGAATTTGATGTAAGGGTTAGAGGTTTTTATGATACTGACGCTGCTCCTGTTATTCTTGAGTCATTTAGTCGTTGTACAATGGACCCGACTTCAGCAAATTATATTGCTAGAAGAATAGGTAGCTTGGATGGCGAATACATATCTAGGTCTTCTTACATTCTTGTTGAAGTTGATGATACTTCAGATACTAGTGACGCATTCCCAGCTGGTTTTATTGGTTTCCCAATTCGTGATTACCAATCAAATAGTAATTCGACTGTTATTAATCCAGATATAATGTATAAAACAGCTTATGGTGTGTTTGAAAATAAACGTAAATATTATTTAGGTTTATCAGAAACTGTAGGTATTGATGCTGACTTCTTTGATTACAAAGGTGTTCCAACTACTAACAACCCAGACATGTGGACTGGTCTAACAAATGGGTTCCATATGGATATTGATGCTACTGGTGTTACAATTGACAACGTTTTTGTTGTCATAAACTCAAGTGGTGGTACTTATAGTCCTGTGTTCTTGTTTGATGTTGGTGCTGCTGAGTTTAGAACTGAAGCTGGGTTAAATGGAGGCCCATATGAAAAAATTTACGCACGTAAGTTTACAATGGTTCCTTACGGTGGTTTTGATGGATGGGACGTTTATAGAACAAGAAGAAGCAACACTGATAGATTTACTATCAACGGTACATATGGTGCTGCTGGTTTAACTAGTGGTGCGTTTCAAAACAGAACACTTTCAAACGGTGACTTGGGTATCAATTCAGATTACTACGCTTACTTAGAAGCCATATGGACATTTAGAAATCCAGAAGCTGTTAATATTAATGTGTTTGCAACGCCAGGTATCGATGCCTTTGACAACACGAATTTGATTGAAGAATCAATCGAAATGATTGAAACAGAAAGAGCTGACTCGTTGTATGTCTTAACAACACCAGATTACTATAATGGTTCTATCTTGAGTGTTGAGGAAGTGGTTGATTACATGGATGGTATGTATGATAGCAACTATTCTTGTACATATTGGCCATGGGTTCAAATAACTGACACTGAAAACAATGTGTTGATGTGGGTTCCACCTACAAGAGACGTTGTAAGAAACATTGCTTTGACAGATAACATCGCATTCCCATGGTTTGCAGTTGCTGGTATCCAAAGAGGTGATGTTGACGCTATTCAAGCTCGTAAAAAACTTACACAGTCTGATAGAGATAATCTTTATGAAAATAGAATTAACCCAATTGCTACCTTTACTTCTGATGGTATCAAGATTTGGGGTAACAAAACTCTTCAAGTTAAAGAAACTGCTCTTAACAGAATCAACGTTAGAAGGTTGTTGTTGCAAGCTAGAAAACTTATCTCTGCTGTTTCTATCAGACTTCTATTTGAACAAAATGATTCGGTTGTAAGAAACCAATTCTTGTCACTTGTTAACCCAATATTGGATAACATTAGAAGTGAAAGAGGTTTGACTGACTTCCGTGTTGTTCTATCAAACGACCCAGAAGATATAGACAGAAATCAATTAACTGGTCAAATCTTCTTAAAACCAACAAGAAGCCTTGAATTCATTCAAATTGAGTTTGTTATAATGAATACTGGTGCTTCATTTGATAACATCTAATAATAAACAAAAACAAAATAAAACCTCTATTTATTAGGGGTTTTTTTGTTTTATATTGATATTTATAAAGAAAAAAAAAAACCATGACAAAGAAAATAATTTTAAATGAGCAACAACATCTTGTTATTGTTAATCAAATATTTAAAGAAACACTAGATAATATAAATAAAATTGAGTCTGAGGGTAATTTAAACGAAGGTTTAATGGATACCATTAAATACGGTTTGTCCAAATTAGGTCGTTACAAAGCTGGTGGTCAAATATTTGGTAAAGGAAAAGTTGACCAAGAGGCTGCTAGAAAAATACAACAAATTATTGACAAACAAGGTAATGAAGTTATTAAACAATTGGATGCTACTATTAGAGAAGAAAATCCAGAATTCCCTAATAACGAAGACCCTCAAAAATTTTTATCTACTGTGATGAGCATTGCCGCAGTATATGATTCATTGGTTTCGTCTGCAAGTAAAAACCCAAACGAAGAAGGGTATCTTCCTGTTGACGTTGCTAATGGTGTTATAAACGATTTAAGAGAATATGTTAAGAAATTTTTGGATGTTGATTTGGCGGCTGTGTATTCAACAGTAAATGAACTTGCTGATAGAATTTCTGGAGAGGGTTTTATGAACGAAGAATATGAATTGACTGATGAACAGATGTGTGGAATAGATGAAAAATTTGGTTTAAATGAACAAGACCCCTTGGATGCTGGTGATGTAAGACAACAATTAAAAGCTAAAAGAGGAGAAGATAGCAAAGATTTTGCTAGCACTAGAATGGATACTCTTAAGTCTAATAAATTACCACTAACATTAGCTGGTATTGGTTCAGCTTTAGGTGGTTTTTCTTGGCTTGTTAATACCGATTGGTTTAGAAGTTTATTTGAAGAGATAACACAAAATCCTTCAATTGAGTATGTAAAGGAACTAGTTGAAAAGAAATCAGATGTGTTTGGGTCAATCAAACCTGGTGAAGGTATGACACAAATAATGAATAGATTAAACGGATTAAATTTAAACCCAAATTCATCACCACAAGATTTCTTAGATGGTGTTAAACAATTGGGTGGTGGTGATTTGCAAGCTGGTATTGATGCTTT